CTCTTCCATACGAGGCCCTGGTTGCGCCGAGAAGAGGGCTTTAACCAACTTATTACGGTCAGCCAATGACAACCCCCTAGCCCACGCCTCTTTTTCAGCAGTAGTTTTACCGTCTAATAATACACATCGTGACAAAATAATAGTGTTTTGTTCAGCCGTAGTTTTACCACGTTTTCCAGCAACTTGGCTATCCCCACCAGTTGGATACTGTAATTGAATTACACTGTTATTTTTTAATTTTACTTCAATAGGTTTATGAAGGTCTACATCTATTTTTTTAGATGTGAAGTCTTTATCTAAATCCATAGTAATATCGTTGTCACCGTTGCATTCGCGACAAGTTACTTGAAACTCACGGTAGCGACCATAAGTTGCTTTTAACACTCCCAAAAATAAAGCGTCTCTGTCACCGACAATTAAATCATCAATAATTTCTGCTTTGCCATTTACCTCAATATTGCCAATTGACACAACACCACGTTTTAAAAGATGGGTCATATATTCAGAATACGTAACGTTTTTTTGAACGTCAAAAGCAGAAAGAGCCTCTTCGTCTTCTCCATTTAATTCACGAACAGTTGCAGTTGTCAACCATTCATTTGAAGAAGGTGAATACAAACCACGAAATAAATCAACTTTTAAACTTGTAGGAAGGTCAACTTTTGGTGCTGGTTCTTGCAACGCTTGGTTTACAGCCGAGGCTTGAGACGATAGTTCAGTAGACATTTAATGCTCCTTAAGTTGTAAATATTAAAAATTATTAACGAATAGTACCAATTGTATTGATTTCGTTTTCAGTAAATGCAACATAAAAGCCCTCATGGTGAACGGTCATTTGTTGAATTAAGATACCGTTGTCACCAGCGTTAAGACCATTCATTGCAAAAACACCAGGCCAGCAATTAAACAATTTAAATGCTAGTTGAACTTTACCTGGTTTTGTTCCACCATCAGGAAGGTCAGTTGCTTGATATGAACCGCCAATTCCATCATTGCGTGTATAAGGGTGGTCGTAAACACGAACAACTATATCGCATCGGTAATCGTTACTGCCACCTGATTTTAACAAACCAGTGCTTCCTGTAGCGGCTGTTCCTTGTTGCCATGAATGAAGAAATGTTTGCCATTTCCACATTTGTGCTTGATTTGAAAACACCCCACGACTAAACGACACTGGTGGGAAGTCTGATTGACCAACCATTTTGTGTGGGTGAGTATTCATTCCACCTTCACGGTATGCAATCAATTCATTAGTGACACTCAAACCAGACATTTCAGCAAAGCCAAGACCATCAAGACCTGTTCCAGTTCCTGATGAAGTGTGACTTGTCAAGTCGGGTGCACCCACAATTTGAATTTGAAATTTAAAATTACGAAGTGGGTCGGTACGTTGTGAAATAGCCATTATTTCTCCTTAAACAGTTTCGTTCAGATTTGAGCCGCCAACAAATTGGCTAACTTCAATGACAATAAATTCGGCGGGAGTTTGCAGTGCAATCCCGACCTCTACATGAACTTCACCATTTTCAATCGTGTTTGTTGTGTTGTTTGTTGAATCGCACAAAACGTAAAACGCTTCGCTTGTATTACGACCTTTAAGACCTCCTGCACCCCAAAACTCAGCAAGAAATTTAGAAAGGCGAACTTGAATGTTTGTCCAAAGACGTTCGTTGTTTGGTTCAAACACTGCAAAATCTGTAAGTCGTTTTGATTGAGCCTTGACATAGTTAAGACTACGACGTGTTGGAACATACTTTGTGATATCTGTTTTCTTCAAAGTACGAGCACCATTAATAATTATTCCAGCACCAGGAATTGCTTTCATGGTGTTTACGTGAGCGTCATACATGGTTCCTTGTTCTGCTTCGGTAAACGAAGTTACAAGACCAAAAGCATTGCGAACGTCATAACCAAAACCAGCAGGTGCTTTTGCAACTGTTCGTTCTGCTTCAACTCGTGAATATAATCCAAGAATAGCGCCACCAGGTGCAGTATCGCGAATTGCAGCAGCACCAGTTTTTGATGGGTCAACCATTTTAAGTTTTGGATAATACACAGCGCCGTATGAAGAAGCCGTATAACCGCTAATTGCAGAAACTGCATCAGCACCTGATGTAACAGATGATGGGTCAATTACTACAAAACAATCTCCGCGAGTTTCTGCATATGATAATGCATAGTTAACAACTGCAGCAGTTGTTTTGTTGACTAAGTTAAGAACCAATTCTTCATTAACTGAATCAAATGCGTCTATTGCGTCTTCCCAATCTCCGTTAGCAGGAGTTGAACCATCTGCACCAGATGCTAGGGAAGTGTTGGATACTGCTGTAACTGTAAAAGCAGATGTATATGTAGCAATGGATGAAACAGCAATATAAGTAGAATAAGTATTTACTACCGTTCCTAAATAACGATTGGAATCTAAATCAAGACTTACTTCGTTCCAACGTTCAACTTCTGTGCCACTCAATTTAACAATTAAATTAAATGTTGGCTCACTACCAGTGACCAATCCAGCGGTTACAGATACAGTAAGGTTGTTGCCCCAAGTTCCAGGGTTTGCAGCACTTACTGTAAATACAGTTGAAGAACTGCCACCGTTAACTGTTCCAGCAAAGTTTGCCGATGCAGAAACAGCGTCAGATGAATCGTATACACGAGAAACATATGCACTGCGACCACCATTTGCAAAATAGTGATATACCGCATATGGAAGGTCATAAGCGTCTTCAATATCGCCGTACAGTGCTTTATACGCTGTCCATGACGATACTTTTGTTGGCACAATTGGACCGCGTGGTGCAGGCGCAATGAAGCCAGCAGATACCGTGTCTGTGCCAGAAGTTGATGATGTGGTAAAGGCGCCTTCAGATACGTAAACGCCAGGTCGTTGAAATGCCATTGTGGATTACTCCTTACAGAAAGTATACCTTAGATATTGAAACTATACACATTAATATTCTTTAAAATTGTTCTTCAGAGTTAGTGCTCATATTATATACGCTTCCATTGACGCTGTTAATTCGTTCAACACCGCCAACAACTGTAGTAACCGCTTCTCTGCCCACAATACGAGACGATGGAATCTCGGCGGTCATTTGTACGGTGTAAACTTTTCGGAAAATACGTTTGCGATAGCCAGCCTCTGGGTCAAGGAGGTCTGCTGTAGTCCAGTCCAACAGGTCTAAACGCCTAATAGTGTTATCTGCGCCAATATCAATAAAACCTTTTCTCCAAGGAAAGATTTCAGTAAGTATTTTTGCAGTTAAATACCTATCATGAAGGGCTGTTCTTGTAAAGGTAGATACCTGATACAACAAATCAACAGGAACGTGTTCGTTAGCCTCTAAATAAGCGTAACTGTTTTTGTTTGTTTTAAAGTTAAAGTTAGTAGATACGCTAGGCCAATAATCCATACGATTTGCAGAGTTTGCTGGAATAGCAGGTGCGGCACCTGCACCAGTCCTATAATAAATATCCGATTCAGAATGTTGCCTGTTTCTAGCATGGATAATATCAATGTGTTCCAAAGTAACAAAAGGATATGAACGTTCTGTTTCACCTTCTGGATATCTAAAAAAGACTTCTACTGGTCGCTCGTTGTTTCTGTCGTCAGGAACCGTCATACCCGCAAACAAGTTTTTAAGAGCCTCATCTTCGGCAAGGAGAAAACCAACTCTACTCATCGGTATTTTGCCGTTAACTTAGCGTGAACTTTGTTAGCAATTTTATTACTAAGTTCTGTTTGATTGCCTAAAACCTGTGAACGAAGCAACGGTTGTGGGGCAACTTTTGTAGGAACACCATACTCAAGGTCTGTAGCAAGACGAGCCTTTTCATCATTGCCAGTTATTCCGTAATCAACAGTTCCAGTGCTTTCATTGTATGTAACTTTTAAACTATCTGAAACTTTAGCCCAATCAGTTTTAGAGTTTTTGGCTCTTTCCTGTAGTGCAATAGTTTCTTCTTTAGTACTTTCTTTAATAGCCTGAGCCAAAGCCTTAGCATACTCTTTAGCCAAGAATTCTGCATATCGCACAACTTCAAACTCACCAGAAATGAACGATGGTCTAGAAGAACGTGCGGCAGACGACATGCTTGTTAATGCACTCCAATTCTTCTAGGCAGTTGTACCCTTTAGCGCTCGCTAAAGTTAAATCAAGTTTATCAGATACTGGGAAGTCTAGAAGGCCAAGGAAGGTTACTGATGTTAGTAAATGTGGGATTTGGGTCAAAAGGATATTCTTGATTAAAGTAGACCTCAAGACCCTCAACTACTATGATAATGTCATCTTTGGCTCTACCACGAACTTTGTAAGAAGTTACGGTAAAGTACCTTCCGTCATAGGTAAACAAATCGTTAAGATGGGTTTTATATTCCCAAACGTTAGTTACTCCAGCCGACCTAAAATCCTCTACTGAGGCTACAAAATTAACAACCTCAATTGGTTGACGACCTTCTGGAATTGAACGCTTTTGGTCCTCAGTTTCCGTAATCATCAAAACTGGAAGAATAATACCGTTTTTGTATTTACGCCCTCCAGTTCCACTTATACCTTCGTCATAGACGTCATCAAAGTATGAACCAGTAGAACTAGCGGCGTTTCCAAACGGTATAAACTCGTAATAAACAATAGACTCACCAACTAACCG